CAACTGAGATTTCGTGCAGTTCCAGTTCTTTTACAACAAACAGCTCTAAGGCTGAATTATATTCCGCATCAGCGATACGGAAACCAATGCTAAAGGCGGTTAGCACGCCGTCTTTTACAAGATCATAAACATCTCCAGCCGCTTTAGAAATCCGTGCTTTAATCCACAAACCTTTTGCGTCAACGCGATGCTCCACCATCCTACCAATAGGTTCACTATGATTGTGGTACGCTAAAATTACTGGATTTTTCAAGTAATTTTCAACGCCCTTTTCCCACACACTGGCAGGAACAATATCACCGTGTCTATCAACGTCAACAGTGGATGCGTAACCTTCGATAGTTACGCTTTCATTGCTGTCGTCTGCGGCAGGTAGACTGCTCTTTGTAAAAGAACTGTTTAAAAACAGGACTTTATTTTTATCTACCATAATACCCCTTTGTGTTATTCCCTAGCGGAGGCGGGACGTCCTCCAGTGCTAGGATTTGCGGCTGAACCTGCAATGTTTGCAGGAATTCGTAAATCATCGTTGCCGGCTATTACTTCATAACGTAGTTCTGTTCTGGCTTCGTTTGGTGTAATAATACCTGCGTTTACCAGTGTTGAGTGATAAGCGGCAATATCTTTTAATTCTGGTTGTAAGGCTGAAACGGAGCTGGTAATAGCTTCTATGTCATAACCAAAGTAACGTTCTACAGCACTAATAAACTTGCGGTTCATTGGCAGTACTGTTTCTAAGTAAAATAGTCTTAGGTTAGGCGAAATGTTTGCATTGTTGCCGCCTTGCAGCAAGATTGGCGGTACGCCAACAGCTTGCATAATTTTTTCTGCATGGGTTTTAATTGATACATCAAAATCCATGTCTTTGAAATTGGTTTCGGCTAGCTGGTGTGGCTTTAGGCCTGAATCCAAGATAACTGGACGCTTGCCACCGTTTTTAACGTTGTACTTTTGCAACCAGTAAGCAATTGTTTTTTCTTTGGCAACCTGCGACAGGGTGTTTTCAGTTGTTAGTACTAAGCCGAACACAGCACCGTTGTCAAAGAAGTTTTCTTGAAACTGCTGCATTGAGTAAAGCAAGTTAATTGAGCGATCAGCGCTTTCTAGTCTGCTTGACCCACGATAGATACTATCCGAACTCAAGTCGCGGAAGTAAAAAACTTCTGACTCTTTGAAGTCTACCATGCCGTTGTAGCGAAACCCTTTAATAAAGGTTTTTTCGTCAGTCATGATTTCTACTTTGCTGGCAGGCAGGTGGTACATAAACGTACCGTCAAAGTGTATAAATGCGTTGCCTTCTAGTACGAAATCCGTAAAAAGCGAAGCGCGAAAATCTTGTGCTGACTGATAAGGGTTTGGTCGAAAGTTTAGCAGTGTGTTTAGCGTTTTTTGGCGAACGCCTGTGACAACACCGTCATGTACTTTGTCTTTGATATCGTAGTCTAGACTAGCAGCTGAGTTTACCAGCAAGCTTACCGAACGATTAACTGACTCTAGTTTTTTAAAACTTTGAAAGTACGAAATCTTTGAATCCGTACCAACTTGTGTGCCTGCTTCTTGAGCAATACGCACTTGAGCCGGATTCAGTTTTTCACGAATCCAGCTAGATGATTTTGTTATCCAACTCATGTTTGCCCTTAAATAAACCGTGAGAAAAATGAGTTGTGTGTGCTTTGGGGTACGACTTTATCACCATGAACGTGCTTTTCACGCTGGAGTTCAATCCATCGCTGCTGTTTAGGTTCGGAACCTACTGCTGGAGCTTTGCCGTAAATGGCATGTAGCGCTACATGATGCGGATTACAAAGGGTGTAAACTTTGTCATATAACTCTATTCGATGCTCCGAAATAAATTCATCACGAACAGCTAAAATGCCTTCGTCTGTTGATATATCGTAACCTTTGCGCGCAGCCCACGTTTCTAATAGTATTGTAATTGAGTGTAGGTGATGAAGCTCTAAGTCTTTGTCAGTGTCACAAATAAAACACTGCGATTTTTTATCGTATGCCGCCTTGGCACGATCACGTACCCACTTTACAGGGATACGTTTGTTTGTGTTCTTGGCCATTTTTTATTTGGACCTTCTTGAGATTACTAGTATTATACCGGGTATGCAACAAAAAGTCAATACCAGAATTTATGTTGCAGGTAGCGTGTTTGTACTTGAACACTCAGCCAAACTCGTGTATAATAGAATATTAAGTAGAATACCGTTTACAGCGTATATGTATACAAGGCATAACGAATAGCATCGGCCATGTGCGAGTAGTCGTCGTGCTTGGGACGTTCACGTTGCAGACCTTCTTTTGTGTCCCAACGATACTGGTCAAACACTGCCAAGCAGTTGGTGCAGTGTGGTGCTACTTTTAATCGGTTCTGCGCAATAAGTGTTTGCACGTAAGCAATGCCTGGTAACACATCTTTTTTGGCTTTGGTTGAAGCCAAGTCGTAGATATAAGCCAAGTCCGACGCAAACTGTGCAGCAGCCGAGTCAATAAAAATGGTTTCCACACCCCACTTTTGGCACAGCTCCAAAAATGCGGCGGCATGATCGGCGGTGGTGCACTCATTGCGCAGGTACTCGTCAACAATCCAAAACGTATCGGTAACCATGCAGTAAACAATAACCACAAACGCCGTGTAATCACGATAACCAGGGTCACAGCCAGCAATGGCTTCGCCACGCAGGTCAGGTGGAGGTTCACAAACATCGGTGGGTGCTAGACTATAAATCTGACCCTCAAACACAGTAAACGATGCCAAGTATTCTTGTTCAAATTCGGCTTTTGACATCGACTTGCGTGCTTCAGCCACATCCGACTCAGCCATACGAGTATTTTCCGAATAGTCAGCTTGCAGTGACACCCATTCAGGAAAGTTGGGGTCAAAACCACGATTCCAAAACTGCGAAAACCAGTTATTGCGGCCACGAGGTGTGGAAATAAAAATTGCCTTAGCACCAGGCTTGTCTAGAGTAGGACGTAGTGCAACGTTAAAGGCTGCTTCGCCATCTGAACCTAGTGCAGCTTCGTCAAAGATGATCAAGTCGTACGATCGGCCAACACAACTATCCACAGTTGACAGCGAACCCATCCTGATAGTCGAACCATTGTCTAGTTCAATAATCTTATCTTTTAGGTTGTCACGTGCAACTTCTAAATCAAAGTGCTTGATTAATTTACGCTGTAGTTCAAAACTAATACCACTAAGATTATAGTTAGGCGACATTATTAACACATTGCAGCCTGGTACCAGTGAGACCAGTTGACCTACCACGTTGGCTATGTAGGTTTTGCCCAATCGGCGGGCAAGTGCAGCACACACAAAACGGTACTGTGGGTCGTTGACCGCATTGATTAGTGCAATTTGGGGTCTGTTGATGCTATCGTAAATGCCCAGTAATTTAAGGTAGTTGACTATAGGCAGTTTAATAAACCGGGTAGTGGCGGGAAACTCCACAATGGCGTCGCACTGGACGTCAGGTCGCGAAATTGTTAGCATTAAACACCCTCACCACTAATCAACCGTGATACCAATTGTGAGTATTTTGACCCGTCTAAACCTTCATTGATTTGCACGTTTACTTGCTTGCTGGGGCCTTGTGGGCCTTGGCGCAATTTCTCAAGTTGGATTTCACGGTCCAGTAAGTCCATCGACATTTTATGACTGAGATGTAGCAAGTCAGCAATGTCTTTAGTTGAGCCAGTTTGTGATTCATGTAGTTCCTGAAATTTTTGTTTGATTAGTGCGTCCATGGCCGCGCGCATTTCAAACTTGTTGTTGAAACCGGTGTCCATGAAAACATGGTCGATGTAGGCTTTGACCTCACGGCGAGCCAAGATTTCAGTTACCATGGTTGGAGCCATGTCCAGTTCGTCAGCGACCCGTTTAGCGTCACATAGTTGCAAGTAAGCATTGGCCACTTCCAACATTTCCGGGGCAATTTGAAGAGTTTCGGCAGGTAGATTTTGAGTCATAGTATGAGTCCTTTGGGGCAATTATATCACGGGGGGTGGCGGTGTGGCAAGTGTGGATTTTTGGGTGGTTGGGGCGCTTGGGGACGATGGGGACGGTTTGGGGTCAGGTTTTTGCGGTTTGTGCTTGGTATGGCACCTTGGGTGTTTTGGAATTTTCTTTGAATAGGCCGCGTATGGGTGGGTGCCACGATGTGTGTAAAATTTCTAGTCTGATAACCGCCCCCGGTCTGTGAACCAAAGTACTCATAGGGTAAACACCTAGAAAATAATTTGCAAAAGGCTTGCATGGTTGTGATTTGGTGATATAATACATACATGACAACGAAAGACACTATGACACTCTCCGACAAAACTGTTTACTTGGCACTGATGATGGTTGAACGTGAATTGGATTGCTATCGTTCTAATCTTCGCCGTGAATGTTATACTGATGCGGAACAACGTGAATACGTTGAAAAATTGGTTGAAGATTTGGAAAAAGCTGTTGTAGAGTTGCAAGCTCTGTGATATAATACATACATGACAACGAAAGACACTATGACTAAACGTGAATTTTTTGATGCGCTTGGCTTTGCGGCTTGCATTGCCCTGCCTTTTGTGTTATACTTTGCTTTTGTGATGAAACCTTGAAAGGAAAATTGAAATGACTGCTAAGACTGTGAACTATACGCCCGAGCAAACTGCTCGGATGGTTGCCGACTATCAAGCCGGTGCAACTGTTGAAACTATCGCTGAGGCACTGGGTAAAACTGTGCGCTCTGTGGTTGCGAAGCTCTCGCGTGAGAAGGTTTATGTAGCTAAAACCTACGTTTCCAAAACTGGTGAGGCTGTAATCAAAAAGGATGCTGTTGCAGACTACATTGGTGAGGCTCTTGGCTTGGGTGAGGCTGATGTAGAATCGCTAACCAAAGCTAACAAAACCGCATTGAAAGCCATTGCGGATTTTATCAAGGCCGAAAAAGCCTGATTTGTGCAGGGGATTATATCCCCTGCTTTTTATGGTAGAATGCACACATGAAACACATCATAGACTATCTCAAATTAAAAAAGCCCGTTACAATTCGGATTCTTCCCCGTAAAAATTCAGAATGCGATGCGGAATACGAACCTGAGTATTCAGAACGTGGCAAATTGTGTGAACACATTATTACAGTTTACACCAAGAATGCAACCCGTGATTTTGAAACCCTTATTGCTCATGAGTTAATTCATGCATGGCAAGAAGAAAACAAAAAAACAGAAACGCATGGCCCTGCATTTATTAAATTTGCAAACAAAATAGAACGTGATTTTGGTTTGCGTGATGTTTACATTTCAGGCACAGACTTAGAATAGAAACCAAGGTTTGCAAACAAAAATGAATACTTTTGTTTGCAGGCTGGCGCCAATATTATAGCATATAATATTGGGCCGTGTCAAGCGTTTTGCGATTGATTTTTTCAATCGGGGCCATAAATAAAAACAATCGAAAATTTGTGCAATTGGGGGACAATCGGGGAAAATCCGTGTATAATTGACACATCAACACTGAAAGGATTTCAAAATGGCAAAGATTACTAAAGTTAGCATTTACGACATGGATGGTACTATTGTTTGCAGTTTGCACAGATATAGAACTATCGTTGACGAAAATGGCGAACGCATTGATTTAAACTACTGGCGCGAAAATGAATATCGCGCAATGGATGATTCGCTTTTGCCATTGGCCGCACAATATCGCAAAGATTTAAAAGATGAAAATACTTTTGTGATTATTGCAACTGCCCGTGTTTTGCGTGAAGCTGATAATAAATTTATTAAAGATATTCTCGGTGAGCCTGATTATATTATTAGCCGTAATGATGGTGATACTGTATCAGGCGGTAAATTGAAAATCGCTGGTTTGGCAAAGTTTTTTAATCTTAAAAACTTCAAAGATGCTGAATTTACATTTTATGAAGATAATACCACTTATTTAAAAGCTGTTTGTGACAGATTTAATATCCGTGGTGTTTATGTTCCATCAAAACAAGGTCACTAATATATAATCCCTTCGGGGATTATAAAAGGATTATCAAATGAAAATCATCAAATACTACGCTCAGTTTGTTTTTTTGCCGATTATTTTTGCGCTTGAATTTGCAATTAAATTTGTGGAATTAATTAAATGCCCTGTTTTATATTCTATTGACGCATATAAAGAACACAGAAGAACCAGACCATTTTAATACCTAGGTTTGCAAACAAAAATGAATACTTTTGTTTGCAAAACTTGCGCCAAAATTATATCATATAATTTTGGCCCGTGTCAAGCTTTTTCGTATAACTTATTTTTCGTGTGTGATTAAAAAACAACAAAATTCTGTGGTATAATTCAGGCATGGACAAAAAAGCACTTTTAACCCACTTACAGCGCGAAACTGTAATGATTTGGGATACACTTTGCGAAATTTATACACCTTTGGTTCACTACAATGAGCCAAAGGTAGAACTTAACCCTTACACTTGGCGCACTGCCGGAATGTGTTTTCAGGATGAAAACCGCATACAAATGGGTTACAAATTTTTCAAAGCTAAAACAGAATATTTCAATTACATGATGGATGTAATACTTCCGCATGAAATTATTCATCAAGCGGATTTTAACCTTTTTGGAGAATCTGAGAAAAAATGCGGGCATGGCATAAAATGGCAAAAAATTATGTTAGAATATGGGCTAGACCCAAACCCATATCACACAATGGAGATTTCACGAAAATGATTACTTTTGTTTCTTGGTTCGGTACTGTTGCAAGTATTCTCGGATCATTTGCAGTTGCAAGCACAATGTTTAAATTGGGCTATGTTTTGTTTACTTTTGGTTCACTGGCTTGGTTGACAGTTGCTTTTGTTCGCCGTGATAAATCGCTTGGTGTACTAAATGGTACATTTTTCGTTGCCAACCTGTTGGGAATTTACAACAACTTTTTTTAAATAATTTGTTGGCAAAACCCAAAATCGTGCTATAATCTAACCTTCAACAACTGATTGACCAAAATGGCCAAAAAACAATTCTTCGCAATTCTCGACACTGAAACCACTATTGAAAATACTGTGGCCGATTTTGCCATTATTATCGTTGACCGACAAGGCAAAATCCATAATCAATGCGCTGTTTTGGTTAATAATCATTATGGCAATTTTGAATTGTTTCACGATAAAAAAGCCAATGATATTTGGGGTTATGCGGGTTTGGAAAAACGCAAAGCCAATTATGTCAAAATGCTAGATAATGGCACTCGTATGCTTGCATCGGTTAATGCCATTAATCGCTGGATTAATCAAGCCATTGGTAAATATAATCCAGTTTTGACTGCATATAATCTCAGTTTCGATTTAGACAAATGCCAAAATACTGATATTGATTTGTCGGGTTTCTCTAGCAAGTTTTGTTTGTGGCAAGCCGCTATCGGTAATATCTGCAATAAAAAACAATATCGTGATTTTGTTTTGCAAAATCACCTTTTTAATAAACCCACAGTAAATGGCAATATGACATTTTCAACAACTGCCGAATCAGTTTGCGGTTTTATTAATGGTGAATTTAAAATCGAGCCACATACTGCCCTTGAGGATGCACGCGATTTTGAATTGCCGATTTTGCAAGCGGTTATTAATAAGCGTGACTGGCGCGAGAAAATGACCCCCTATAATTGGAAACAATTTCAGGTCAAAGACCATTTCAAACCAGCTTAATATCGGGGCGATTATATGAAAACACTTTGGATAATCGCCCTTATTCTGCATTTTGCAGAAGAAAAACGATTAGATTCTAAATACGACACAAACCCTTTTCAAATTCAAACAATCACGGAGATAATCAAATGATGGAATATATTGGCTGGATTGGTTCGATTTTATTGGCATTTTGCGGATTACCTCAGGCCATAGAATCTTGGAAAACCAAAAACTCGGATGGATTAACTTGGGGATTTTTGGGAATGTGGGGAATGGGTGAAATATTTACTATTATCTATATTATACCAAAATGGCATTGGCCGCTGATATTCAATTATACTGCCAACATTATATTTATTGCGATTATCTTATATTATAAGATAAAACCCAAAAGATAATAAAAAGCCCCAGGACGGGGCTTTTTGCTTTTTGAAACAAAAGTTTTACATTCGCAAAATGAATACTTTTGTTTCTGGGCGCGCCAATTATACTATTATAATTGTGCCGGTGTCAAGTTTTTTTCAATAACTTATTTTTTGTGTGTGTTTAAAAAACAACAGAATTTTATGGTATAATTTTGGCTTGTCAGGAATCGGGGAAATGTGCAAAGACCCTACAAAAAATAAGTCTTGCCAAGTTGCCGAAATCTGATATAATAAAGGCTTAAACACTGAAAGGAAAGCAAAATGGAAAAGACTACAAAAGCGGTAAATTATACCGCCGAGCAAACCACCAAAATGGTGGCCGATTATCAGGCTGGCGTTACAGTTGAAACCATTGCCGAAAATTTGGGCAAAACTGTTCGTTCGGTTGTCGCAAAACTTAGCCGTGAAAAAGTTTATGTGGCTAAAACTTATGTTTCAAAAACTGGCGCTCCAGTAGTTAAAAAGGATGCCCATGCCGATGCAATCGGCGCGATTTTGAAGCTCACCGAAGCTGAAACCGAAAGTCTTACAAAAGCTAATAAAACAGCATTGGAAAAGATTTTCTCTGCATTGGCAAATTCAAAGCCAATTTGATTAATGGGGCATTATGCCCCATTATTTTTTAATCTTTCAAGGATAATAGAATGTTTAATTTTCCCTCATTTGCCGATAAACCCCTGATTCTCACATTTACTCAATTGGGAATTAATCCAGCCGATTATAATGGTATGCCATTTGAAAAAATCAGGCCGGAATATATTAATATTGCCGCTGATTATTTCTTGGAAATAACGGGCGATCGTGATTATGAGACATTCGCGCATTATGAATGGGAAATTGATTATCTGGGTGGATTAATTAAAATTCCCAGATCTGCATTAATTGATTAATATAAACCCCGATTAATCGGGGTTTTATTTTGTCTGCCAATTACTACTTTTGTTTGCAAACAAAAATGAATACTTTTGTTTGCAAGTTTGCGCCAAAATTATATCATATAATTTTTGCCCATGTCAAGCACTGTTACAAACTGTTACAATTGGGTGTTGTTTTTTTACCACCTGGCACGATTCTTGCGCCGCAGGCCAAACGCGAATCATTCTCATTTGCATTCGCAATTGCGTGTATGCTTATATAAGCATATAATTATATGCGCATGCACTAATATGTGTACTAAAGTACGCATGCACTAGCATGCTGCGCCAGTGGACAACCTTTTCAAGTGGAAAAATAGTTTTGCGCCACAAGCAGTGGTCAATCAAGTGCAAAAATGAAGTGGTGGGCTGCGCCAAATTATACCAGTGGTTGATCAAAAGTGTCAAGTAAAAAATTTTTTATTTGAAGTGTGCAGCTAAGTTTTGTATAATTGTTATATTGATTGAAAGGAATGGCAGATGACAACACGTGATTTTTTCGCAGATTTTCACCCAGAGCACTACTCGGAATTTGTGGAAGCGGAACTCCGCGAAATGTTTTGTGATACTACCCCACAGGACGAAAATTTCGATCTTGATGTTCCATTCTAATCCCGGTATAATAATATCTTCAACAGCGCAGAAACCAACAAAGGACATATGATGACTAAAGCAACCCCTCAAAACTACACCCCCGAACAAACCGTGGAACTCGTTACTGGCTACCAGTCGGGCAAAACCGTGGAGCAACTGGCCGAGACCTTGGGCAAAACTGTTCGCAGCGTGGTCGCCAAGCTCAGCCGCGAAGGCGTATACGTGGCCAAAACCAAGAGCACCGGCCAAGCCCGTGTAAAAAAAGCCGAACTGGTGGACAAGCTGGCGCTGGCTTGCGGTGTTGCTCCAGAATTGTTTGAATCGCTGGAAAAAGCCAACCACGAAGTCTTGGAACGACTTGTTGCCGAACTGGCCTGATGGCCACGGTTGAGGGTCAAGAAATTTTGTCTTGATGCCTCGACCCCAATTTGATATAATAATATCTTAGAAATTAACAAAGAACCCCAGTCGGGAATGGCTTAATGAATACCGTGTGATTAGTCAACCGGTGCCAATTCTGCCTCAGCAGCCCACCCCACTACTCAGCAATTAGATTGCAACTATCTGTGTGGCTAGTCTTGAGGAAACGATTGGAATTTCTTTGTTGATTCTTTTCCTTAATTACTGTATAATTAATATATTGGGTGACAGCGGACACAGCGATATACTACTGCTATGTGATACCGTCTTAATTGTGGGAAATCACCGAGCCACAGCCCTTAGCACTTATAATAAATTGTTTAGACAGAGCTAGCCTGGTTTTTACCAAGTGCCTGTGCGTAGATGGACATTTGACGAGTAGGACGCGGCCGCGTCGGCGAAAGTCACAATGCTACGACTGTGTTTGGAAATTTGCTAAACAATTTATTATAGGTGTTATGAGGCCGACCCTTGTGGAAGGATAACAACTTAATTGGTGGCGAAGTCTCTACCACCAGCCAACTTATATGCTCCCGTCGTCTACTGGCTAGGACGCTGCCCTTTCAAGGCGGAAAAGACGGATCGAAACCGTTCGGGAGTACCAACCCTCTGATGAGTCTATGCAAGTTAGACGAAACTCTAAGGCCC